GCCTGATTACCAGAAGGCACAGGACGCCGATGGTCAGCAGCTTGAGGGCTACCAGACATAGCCAGCGGCAGATCAAGACCAGATCTGACAGATAGACCAAACGGGGCGTTTCCGACGAGGAGCCGCCCCGTTCAGCAAAGGATTGAGGCTCATGCCGGTGGAATGGACCGCAACGGTCTTTGCCCTGTTTTCTCTCGTGATATGGTTGGGACGATTGGTCTGGCGGGTCGTGAGGCGCTTCAGGCCGCGCGTCACGCTCGGGGATGCCATGACGGGAACGGTTTATATCCTGTGGGACAGAAGCTTGTCGGATGTCGGTGTCATCAAGATCGGCGTTACCCGGCGGCGGGACATCACTGTCCGGATCGAGGAGATCCGCCGGGATATGGGAGGTGATCCGGTCTGCATCTGGAAGCTGGACCATGTGCCCTTTCCGGCTTCGGTGGAATTCGTCGCGCATCGGTTCATGGCGCGCTGGCGGGTAACCTGGGTCAGAGGATCGAGGCGCGGCACGGAATGGTTCTACGCCAAGGGGGAGAAGGGGATCGGGCGGGCGATTGCAGCCGTGGAGAAAGCCGCGCGAAGGGTTAGGCGGATCGCCCGCAAGAAGAAGCGCTGGCCCACCCAGGCGGATGGCTACATCTCCGTGTGGACGATGTCCGAAGGAAAGATATCCAGGACGTACCCGTTTCGTTCAGGATCGTTCAGGATGAAGCAGGAAAAATCTCCGGGAGGAGGCGGGTCCAACAAGGCCAAAGCCAACAACAAGCCTACTTCATCCCCCCGGCCTCATTTTCATCGGCCCGCCGCTGCAACTCGTTCCGGTCAGCGTTCACGCGGCTGAACCAGAACTTGATTTCGTCCGTGGACATCGTGCGGTTTTCCCGAACGGCCGATGCCAGAAGCTCTCTGAACTGCTCGACGGTTTTGGCTGCCTCTACTTCCCGTTCATTCGGAACGTAACCGGGACGGCGGCGCTGGCGGTCCACCTGGACGGCGAGGTCGAGGCCGGTCAAGACCAGGCTGGCGATCAGCGGAATCATGGTACACCTCGTTGCATGGCTAGAGTCAGTTCATCTCCCACGGCGTCCAGGTCCCGGATGGCTTCGTTGAGTCGGGGCAGGTCCTTGCGCAGCAACGCCTGTTCTCCGTCTTTCTGGACGGCTGCCCCAAGGTTGTCGATATCGGCCAACTGGTCCACGACCACATCGCACGGCTGGACATCCGCTGACAACTGGGCATCGCACTTGATGGCGTAATCCAGGGCCGCATGCTGGTGCTCGCTGTAGCGGGCAACCGCACGCCCCCAGAGGGTTTCTTCCTGGGTGCCTGCACCCGTGGAATTAGGAAAGTCCGGCGGCAACCCGGCGCAGGCGGAGATCGCCAGGACCAGGAGCGGGATTGCATAGCGTATCATAGGCAGACGCCTTCAAGCGGGTGGATCAGGGAGCACTGGGGATCGACACCGACCCGCACCCGGCCATGGGAAGGGGCCTCTGATCTCAGTTTGGCAGACCAGAACGGTAGACCGCATTCGGGACAGAGGTGGTGTTCCGCTTCACCGTGCGATTTCCGGATATGGAATTCCATCGTACAGCGATAGCATGTCCATCGGTTGGATGCGGTCACGACGGCGTCTCCGTCCTGGACTTGGTCGGGGCTGGATAAATCACGACGTCCTTTTTGACGGGAGTCCCATTCTCCACACCTCCCTCGTCTCCGGGAGGGACATCCGTAGCCCGGTTGCGGACCATATACTGGGTTACCAGGGTCACCCCGAGAACGATGGCGCTGGCGATTTCCGTTGCATACTCAGTGCTGAGCGGGCTTTCCGGGAAGATCCGGTTCCAAATCACCATCAGCATGAAGGTACAGGCGCCGACGATGCCGCCGACCAGGATCTTGCGGGTAGGCATCTTGCTGGGTTGGTCGACCAGCGGCGGTTTTCCGTCAGGGGAAGGTCCGGGGGACGGGCGGGTCTCGACAACAGGCGGTGCCTGGTCTGTCGTATGGGCGGACTCTATGGCTGCCTCCAGTTCAATGGTGCTGTAGGGTTGGGACCCAAGCTCGACGCGGATCATGGCATCCATCAGGCGGCGCAGGGTGAGCTTGTCGTTGAGGTCGATGATACCGTCAGGATCGACGCCCATGGACTTTGCCACCGTGGTGATATAGGCCGCGGTGTCGTTGCCGTCGCTGCTCGGAGCCCAGGCGGTGACGATGGCAGAGACGGTTTTGCGCTCGTACCGCCGATAGTACGTCAGCAGGTTCTTGGCGGCGGCGCGCAGGCCGTGGAAGCTGGTCTGGAACTGAACGAAGCCGGGGTCCGTCTGCTCCGCGCGCATGCCGATCCACTTGTCTCCGGAATGCCGGAGGTTCATCGGGTTGTTATTTCTCAATCCGAGGGATGTTACCATTGTTGTTTACCTAACATTGCCAAAATGATCATTTAAGCCTGTCCGGGATCGGCAGGTTGATCAGCGGGGCGTCCATTTCGATGGGCCAGTATTCCTGGAGGGGATTGCAGTACCAGGTAAAGCGAACACTGAGGACGATGTCCTCTCCACTGTTTTTCATCGCTTCCGGCGGGATCGGGATCGACTCGGCCCATGAGACGGGACCGGCTCCATCCTTGTTGACGGCGTCCTTGTGAGGCAAGGCGGAGGGTGCCAGATCCATCGCCCTGTCGGTGAAGATCCAGCTCGTGGTCTGGCCGAGGCAGAGCCGACTCCGTTCCGCCATCCACTTGATCTTGACGATCGGCGGGTCCAGGCTTTCCCATTGGATGAACTGACCCATCAGGTGCCGGATCGGCGGCGTTCGGTCGAGCGCCCAATAGACGATCAGCGCTGCCGGGATCAGCGTCAGGATGGCAAGGCAAAAGGCCGCGATCGAGAATGATGCGGCTATCATGTCTCTCATTGGACGGTTTTCCCTCTTTTTCACCGGACGCTGGACGGCTGCTTGCTGAGCGTTTTTGGGATCTCTTCGGGCATGTCCTTGACGGGAAGGGTAAACTCGACGGCCGGTGGCACGTAGGAGATCGGGAAGATCCGCTCCTGGAGGGGATTGCACGAATACAGGAAGCGGGCGCGGTAACGTCCGGAGATGTGGCCGGTGGAGACGTAATAGCTTGGGACGTGGACCGGAACCTCCCAATGGAATTCCTTGTCGAGTTCGATCGGTTCGGTTTCCGCCGGATAGGGAATGTCGGCCAGCGGCAGCCGGAAGCCATCAACGATCCATCGGTTGGAGATGCCGCCACAGCGCCGCTTCAGGATACCGTACCACCTAACGACGAAGACCCAGGAGTCGTCAGACTGTTTCTGGTACAGCGTAACCTCTCCGCGCAGGACGTCGATGGGAACTCGTCGGTCTAACACGGTCCAGTAGATGCAGACGGACAGACCGGCCAGGATACTGGCGGTCGAGAGGGTCATTCCCCACTTGACGAAGGCGTCCCGCTTCGGCATGTGATGGGGACTGTGAATGAAATCCATCATTTTTCCGGACCTTTCGGCGGGGCTGCCCCGAGGTCTCCCATCTGAAGACGTTTCATCGGCATGTCGGTCGGAATAACGAACGGAATTGGGTTTGGCTCGACCGTAATCGGGAACAGGTATTCCTGGATCGGATTGCAGGCATAGAAGATCCGGATCGCATACTTACCGCTGACATGGCCGGTACTGACGTAGTAGGGCGGGATGTGGATCGGCACTTCCCAGGTGAACTTCCCGAGTTCCTGCTGCGGTCTCTCCGGCGGATAGGGAATGTCTGGCAACGGCAGGAACAGGTCGCCGGAAATCCAGCGCTTCGAATTGCCCCAGCACTGGCGATGGCGAACACCATGCCACTTGACGATCATCACCCAGGAGTCGTCTGACTGATGCTCGAAGCGGATGACTTCGCCATAGTCGACGGTGACCGGAATTTCCCGGTCGATCGCCATCCAGTAGAAGACCACCGTCAATCCAGACAGGATGATGGCGGTGCAAATCCTCATTCCCCATTTGACGAAAGTATCCCTCGACGGCAGGGTGGAGGTTCGACTGCTGAACTTTATCATCCTCCTGGAACTCCCGGCATTGAGCCATTGGTGATTGCGAAAAGGGCTCCGATGAACAGAGTCGCCACAAGACAGAGCCCTCCCAGCAGGAAGGACTCTATTCTGGAGGTTCTTTTATCGAAATCCCCTTCCATTTCCTTGACCTTCTTCTCCATATCTTCCATGATTTCTTTGTCTTTTTTCTCAATATGGGCCGAGATTTCTTTTATTTTTTTGTCCAAGGTATCCGCCAGTTCCTGAAACCGCTTCTGGATAGCCTCGTCGAGATCCCTGTACTTGCGATCCGCCTGCCCCCGGAACACCCGCATCTCCCGCTCCAGGGCTTCGATCCGATACTCAAGAAGATCGGCGTTGCTGGACATCTTTACTTTTCTCGGGGGAACGTCCTCTTCGTAATCATTGGCCATTCCAGGTACACTCCCACCGTTTGCGCGCCCCTGATCAGTCGTAGCTCACGAGGCTGTTGAAAATGTCGAGCCACTTCTGAACCCCTTCCGCATCCCCGTGGTTGGGGACCGGGATTCTGCTGCCATCGGGCAGGGTTGCATCCTCCAGCTTCCGGGTAACCACGGGGTAGCTGGAGAAGCCGCCGACCTGGCTCGGATGATCGACCCAACCGGAGGTCTTGGTGGCTACCTTCTTGATGATCCTGGCAACCGAGGCCGGACGCTTAGAGACCTTTGGCATCGGGCCGGAATTGTTGACGATACGGTCATGGATATCGTTGGCGCTCAGCGCCTTGATGGTGGTGCCCGGCGGTTCGATCGGCGACTTTGAGACCCGAACCTTGGTGTTGTTAGATCCCTGGACCGGCTGTCCCCGGCTGAAAGTAACGTTGGTGCCCGGCGTGATCGCGCCGTTGGCGCCCTTCCAGCCGTACAGGTTGGAGACGTAGACCGCCGAGCCGGACGGCCATTTGTCGTGGTAGGAATGGAAGCGAAAGCCGGTGGCATCGCTGCTCTGCGGACCGGAGATCACCAAGATTCCCTGGCAGTTGACCAGGCAGGCGGCGGTCGGCTTCGGCGAGCGGTTCTGCTGGATCGTGACGCCCATCCTGACGTTCATCAGGATATTATTGGCGATGACACTCGTGGTGCCGTGGTCGATGAATGGGCAGCGCATGTACATGTCGGAAAACAGGCAGTGCTGGATGTCTACCTTCTTGGTGTTGAAGCCGATTAGGACGCCGTAGTTGTGCTCGCTCTGCTTGCCCGCCTTGACCTTTTCGTGCGGCGCGTAGCCGAGCTTCTGCGGGCGCCACATCGGCTCGGAGAACAGGCAGTTGGTGAAGGAAACGTTGGTCAGTTTGCCCGATGCTGGCCATATTTCGACTGTCTCGTCCATCCCCCACATGAACGAGCAGTGGTTGAAGTGGACGTTAGAGCGGGACCAGCGACTGCTGTCGGCGCCGGGGTTGACCTTGACGCAGTCGGCATTGCCTAGATTACTGGGATCATGACCGCGCTCGAAATTGATGTGCTCTATCCGGATGAAGGATGCCTTGATCACCAGTTCCTTGGCCTGGATCGTGATGCCGCTGCCCGGTGCGGTCTGACCGGCGATGGTGATGTTGTCAGCATCGATCAGCAGCGTGCTCTTAAGCTTGATGCAGCCGCCGACCTCAAAGACGATCATCCGATTGCCGCCCCTGGTGGCTTCCCGCAGAGAACCGGGACCGCTGTCGTTGAGGTTGGTCACCCGGTAGAACGGCTTGCCCCGTCCGGCGGCCATGGCGGTGGCAAAACCGACGGCGCGCGGATACTTACCCGTCGGGGCGCTCGGTACCGTGCCGTCACCAACCGGTGGCTCTTCCCCCGGCGGCGGGTTGGTCTCCGGGTTCTCGATGATGGTGATCTCGGACTTGCCGTTTCCGATCACGCAGTTGACCGGGTCCTTGACGTAGATGTTCAGGATCTCGTCTGACTCCGGGGCGGTATCGGCCAGCAGCGGCAGGGTTGCCATGACCTGGGACTGGTCCTCGGCGAAGGTGACGACCAGCGGTGTCTTGTAGCCGGTGTAATCCTCCAGCGTTTGGGCGGTGTCCCCAGCCGTCACGAGGCTGACCTGGCAGGCTCCCGTGCCGGTCTTGGTCAGGGGAATGGCAAGGTCCGTTCCTTCCAAACCGCTGACCTTCTCCGCGATGCTGACGGTCGGCAGCTCGGCGTCTGGCGGCGGCTCCGGCAGGGCGGTCTTGTCGATGATGGTGACTTCGCAGCGAGGCTGCATGATGACACAGTTTTCGGCATTTAGCGCCCACACCGTGAGGATCTCCTGACCTTCGATCAGTTCGTCCGGTAGGGTGACCAGTAGACCGACGTTCTCCATCTGGGTGTCTGTGAAACTGACGACATGAGGATCACTGACGTCCTCGTAGTCTAGGGGCGTCGTCGCGGTGATGCCGGATGTCCTGAGTTGAACGGAGCAAGCGCCGATACCGGTCTTGGTCAATGGGATCTTGACAGACTCGCCCTCGTTGACGACGAGTTTCTGGGGGAGGCTGACGGTGATGAGGGACAAAGGATGACTTCCTTTTGCACGGGAGGGAGGAACGCGCGCCCGCTGCCGGGCACGCCCTGTAGCGCCTCTGTGACGTTTCCTAGTCGTTCTGGACTTGGTCCAGGTGCTTGCGCAGCCACGCCTTCATGGTGGCCTTGCTGGTGGCCGTAGCGGGCTGCGGTTGGGCCGGGATGTCACCGATCAGGGTGCCGTCCGGAAACTTGGCGGTGGCATTCAGAGTGCGGGTGACCTTGACCGGGGCGTAGTAGCCGCCGACCTGGGTTTCGTCTTGGTGATTGACCCAGCGGCCGGTCTTATTTTTCAAGTTTGTGACGGAACGGGCGACATTGTGGTTCCCGATGGCGCCGGTCTTCTTGTCGATCAGGTTACGGATCTCCTTGGGCCGCGGACCGACGTTGAGGACGGCACGGTCGAAGATCTCCTGCGCCTCAAGACCAACGGTCGGTGTCGGCGTGTCGATCGGCGGCGTCGTGACCTCGACGGCCACCTTGGTGCCAATGGCGTCGAGCCAGTAGGGCTTACCCTTGACGTCGTTGTAACCGGCTGCGGTACTACCGTAGGTGACGTAATCGTTCGGCTGCATGTAGGTGCTGTTGGAAGTGCCGCCCTTCCAACCGTACAGTTTTTCGACGAAGACCTTGGAGTTGGCGGGCTGCGGTAGGAGGTAGCTGGTAAAGCGGAAGCCGCCGTAGACAGAGGTTATCGTGTCCGGTCCGGAGATCGCCAGGTAGCCCTTGCACGTGACTTTGTAGGTATAGGAATCAGGAAGTGGCTTTGACTCCAACGTGTTGGTCGTCGTGTTGAGAACCATGTACTGGTTTTGTTGGATCGTAGCGCCATTGCGGCAGTTGTTGGCAATGTTGTTGGCGATGACGATTTCTGTGCTGTGGTCGATGAACGGACAACGCATAGAAATCTCGGAAAACAGGCAGTACTGAATGTCTGTCTGTTTGGTGTTAAAGGCACAGATCATGCCGTAATTGTGGTTAGACTGATTGTACGGAGAATAGAGTTTGACGTGGTTGAGTAGGGTCGAGTCATAGATGGACGGCTTGTAGAGCGGTTCCGTGATGATGCAGTCGTGATAGCTCGCACTCAGGGTGTGGGAGTTCCACGGGAACATTTGGACCGTCTCATCCATACCCCAGTAGAAGGCGCAGTGGTAGATGTGGATGTTTGTGTAGGCCGTTTTCGGCGTGTAGTCCGGCAGGGTGGTGGCGGATACGGAACTGCCCGTACCGATCTTGGCAACGTCGCCGTTGTCCCGGTAGAGGTCTGAGTTTTCGTACCCCCTTTCGAAGATTATGTGGCTGACTCGAACATTGCTGTTCGTGATGACCAGTTCTTTTTTTTGGATGGTAATGCCTGGCGGCGGTGCGGTTTCCCCAGCAATAGTGATGTTCGCGGAGGGGCGGATATCCGTTGACAGGATGATCCGCCCGGCGACCTCGAACACGACCATCCGGCCGGAACCGGAGACGCAGTCCCGCAGGGAGCCAGGTCCGCTGTCGTCAAGGTTGGTAACCTTATAGACCGGATAACCGAGACCGCAGTCGGCGGCGGAGGCAAATCCTGATGCCGGGGTATAGGCGGTCTGGACCGGCACTTCCGGACTGTTGGCGTCCAGGAGCGTGACCTTGCAGGAGCCGGTCGTGACCTTACAGTTGGCCGGGTTCTCGATGAAGATGTAGAAAAACTCGTTGCCCTCGACCAAGGCATCTGTAAGGGTCTGCACCGTGATCGTCTTGCTGGTCTCGGCTGAGGTGAAGTTCAGCGTCGTGGCGCTGACACCGGTATAGTCTGAGGACAGGACAGTGGCGGTGTCAGGGGAAGTTCTCCACGTCACCGAGCAGGCCCCGCTCCCCAGCTTCGTGACAATGACGGAAAGGACATTCCCTTCCTTGACACTGGCCGTAGTCGGAACCGATATCCGGGGCGGTTCCGTGATGGTGATGACTCCGTTTGAATTTCCGAGGGTGCAATCCGTAGATCCGGCCAGACTCAGCTCGATCTTCAGCGTCTGGTCCGGATCGTCTTCCGTGTCGGCGATCGTGACCAAGGGGACGGTCACGACGGTGTCGTTGGCGCCGAATGCGACGGGCAGGAGGAAGCCGGTATAGTCGGTCGGCGTCACGGCGCTGACCCCAATGGTGCGTAGCTGTACGGTGCAGGCTCCGGCTCCTTCCTTGGTGACGGGGATCTGTAGGGTTTCTCCTTCCTTGACCGTCAGCGCGGGTGGAATGCTGACGACCGGCTTGACGGTCTGCGGAGTAACCTGGACGTAGTTGAGGTCGGCGGAGACTGGCAGGGCATGGCTATCGACCAGCGGGAAAGTCCAGCCGGAGACCTGCTCCATCAGGAAGGTTCCCGGATCGTAGCCATTGGGTTCTGTGGCGCCGAAACGCAGGCTAGCGACGGTCAATGTCGTGGACAGGGTCTTGCTGCCGACCTGTTGCTCTGCAATTTTGGTCCCGCCGCTGAACAGGGAGATCCGGTCCGTGCTATCGACCGTCATGAGGACGGTGACCGCGTCTCCACGTGGCGCTAGGTTGGACATCTCTAAAATCCTGGAAAAGTGAAGTCTGCGCTGGTCAGCCGAGGAAGCGGATATCGACCAGGGAACCGGCCCGCGGAGACTCGGGGAAGGCCAACTGGGTTCCCAAGACGCTGTAGGCGCTGACGGGCTGGATCACACCATCGACGGAGACGATGAGGGAGGAAGCCCCAGCCGTCACCGAGACGGGCATGGTGATGGTATTCGAAAGTGCTGAAAAGGCCGTTTCATGGGCCAGCGTCTCTGACGGCAAACCACGCACACTGACGATGGCATTAACGGGAGGTGCTTCGCTGAGGATCAATTGATCCAGCAGGATACTGTAGCTGCTTGGCGCCTGGACCACACCGTCCACTGCAACGAGCAGGGAGGCAGCCAGTCCGGAAATCTCCACCGGCAAGATCCACGATGTCTGGTTGCCGGTCCCGAGGCTTTCCATCAATCCGGTCAGAACGGAGATACCCCGAATGCTTACCAGGGAGCCGCTCGGCGGTGGATCGCTGAAAACAAGGGTATTGCCGGTCAAGGTATAGGCCGCAGCCGATTGGGAAACGCCGTCAATGGCAATGACGAGATTATAGCCTCCGGCATCCGTTTTGCTGTCGGGCAATTCCCAGGTCGTTTGTCCACCGGAGGCAATCACGTCCAGTGACAGCAGAGGACCTTCTCCGACCAGGTCGTAGTCGATCAGTCCGTTTCTGATCGAGACGCCGTTGACAGCCCCGACGATATCCTTTGCCATCCATAAGCGCTGGTTCTCGGGAGAGTCCTTCAGCCGCCTAAAGCGCACGCCCAGGGAATAGGACTGGCGCTGATACCAGGTTCCGGACGCCTTCAGGACATCTGCTGCCCTGACTGTTGCGGCAGTAGCCCCCGTGACGATGATCGGGGACGATGCCAGGGACCCGGCCTCGATCTGCACATGCGCGATGTCGAAGCCGCTGCCCGTCGATCCCGCCATGACGGTATCCCCGGAAGATGTCGCGCAGCAGATTTCCAGGGCTGCGGAGACACCTACACCACTGAACTGGTTGCGACACAGGGCAACCCAGTACCATTGGCTGCGAAACGGGTCCGCTTCAATGGACCATGAGATATCGCTTTCCGCCGTCGTGACGGTTCCTGAGCTGGACAGGGTCAGGATCAGTGACTTTGTTACGTTGTCCGGCGCCTTAACCGAGAGCAGGAAGTTTGTCCGGGAGACCGGCCGGATCAGGATCAAGGTGGTGAACTGGCCGGTCGGCAGGGCGCTGTTTGTGGACACCAAGGCGGTTGCCAGCTTGTGCTGGCTGGTAGAGGTTGCCTCCCTGAACTGGATAAGCTTCGTGCCAGTCGGCGTATCGCCATTGGTAACGATTGTGCGGGTTCCGCCAGTGGCTAAGAAGGCGGGATCTACGCTGTCGAACAGGCATTGCTGTGCCGCTGCCGGTTCAAGCAACAGGCCAGAGTTTCCTGGGGAAACGAAGTGCTGGCGGTTGGTGTTCGCCGCCACCTGGGTCCAGACGCCGGTGCTGTTGCGGGTCCAGGCCGGGGAAGCCCTGGTCAGGGTGAGGCCCTCCGGCAGGGTTGATCCAAAGTCCAGCTTGGTCGAGGCTGGGCCGCCCTCTGGGACCTTCCTCAGCAGCAGGACATCGCAGACGCCGTTGTCAATGGCCGCACCGGTGGCGCTGCTCAGGACGATCTTGAAGGTCTTGTCCTCCAGGAAGCCCCTCGGCATCAGGGAGATGGTGATGGTACCGGACATCTCCCCGACCGGGATGGTGAGGCTGCCCGTGCCGCCGACATAGTCCACCCCGGCCACGGCGGTGCCGTTGACCGTACCGTAGGTGACGGTGGTTCCGACTGGATCTCCGGTCACGACGACCAGCAGTGAGACGACGTCGTAGGAGGCTGTGATCGTCATCGTGGGCTGGATCGTGACGCCCGTTTTCTTGCCGGTGGTGAATTCCTGGGTCAGGTCGTCGGAGTAGGAGACGGCGGCATCCTGAGACAGAGCCTCTGACCAGTATTTGAGCAACCTGAGACGCATCGGCTCTGCGCCGAGGCCATTCGGTCCACTGCCGAGCCTCAACGTGGAAAGCGCGTTGGGAACGCTGACTCCGCTGTTGTCGTTACCAACCACCAGGCCGTCCTGGGTCAGCAGGGAGCTTCCGACCGCCAGGGTGAAGACAACCGTCCTCTCGATCCCGACGACTGGCGACGATGCCGTGATCGAAACCATCTGCTGGCCTCCGACCATGGCAGCCAGGGAAACGGTATTCAGGCTGTTCCTGAGGTCGATCTGATCGGTTCCGGAGATGTTCAAGATGGTTGCGGGGCTTCTGCCCAACGGCACATAGGTCAACCCGAAGGTCTTGGAGCCGGTTTCCACCCATTGGGCCGAGGAAGTCAGGACGTCTGCTGGCCTGGCAATCGGGTTCGTCCCCGTGTTGATAATGGGGGAAGTGGCTTCCGTACCGATCTCGGCACCGATATAGGCCAGGTAAAAGCCGCTGACGCCATCCCCAGCAAAGGTCTGAGACCCGGTCTGGTCGTGGAACCCGGCATTGAAGGCCGCAGTCGTGGTTCCGGCGCCAAAATTGTTGATGATGGTGATGCTATAGAACTCGTCGGTGTCCCTGCTGACCTCGGCGTGGATGATCCCGGCGCTGGAGACGACGATGCCGTTTCCCTGGAGGGATATCCGAACAGACGAATAGATGCCGGTCTTGTTCAGCAACAGGAAGGTGATGTCTGTATAGGAGCCGGTTGGCTTCATGACGGCGGTCAGTGCCACGGTGGTGTTGTCGGACAACGCCGTACCGTGGGTCGAGGTGCCGAAGAACAGGTTCCAGCCGTGAGTGGTGCTAATGGCATTCGGGACGTAGAGAACGGACCCGAGCCCAAATGGTGTTTGGACGCCGGTATCGATGCTGGAGACGGACTGAATGATGGTCGGTGTCGGCTGCCGCGTGTGGAAGAGAAGTTGGGTTCTTTCCGGCTCTATCAGGGTATAGGGGTGGGATAGGGTGACCGGATTGTACCAGGACCTCGGCGTGTCTGCGGGAAAGGCCACCCATCTGCCGGTGCTGTTGCGGCCCAAAGCAGTGCTGCTTGCCCGAGAGATGCTGAAGGACGATGGTAGGGCCGCACTGAAGTCGAAGGTGCTGTCCGCCGGTGGCAGCGGCGCTCCCGTCGCTTCCTGAAAGAACCACATCGCTCAGGTGCTTGCGGTGGCGATGGAAAATAGGAAATCCTCCGTTGTCACGGTCTGAGGAGACAGCTTCAGGCTCAGCCGGGACCCGGCCGGGACCTGCAACGGGTCCTGCGGGATGGTGTCGGAGACAATACCGGCATTGGCCGTTCCGGAAATCTTGGAGAGCAGGGTGTCATCAAGCTCTGCCCCCAGGAACAGCGTGAAGTTGATCTGTCCGCCAAAGCAGGTTGTCGTGATGTTGCTGATGCTAAACGGATGAGCAGATTGGAGCATCAGGGTGTAGATCTTATCCTTGGGCCGCTCGATCATACCGCTCAGGGTTCCGGCAACGCCGACGATGCGTTTCCCGGCCGTTGCCAGGTCTCCGCCGAGCTTCGGCGTCGGATCTGCCTGGAGACTGGCGATGCCGGGTGTCGGCATTGGCTGGCCGCGCCAGATCTTATCGCTTTCCAGCCGTAGAATATGGCCGGGAATAGCGTTGACGAGATCCGTGTCCGGACTGTCCGACAGTTTTTGGCGTTTTAAGGAGATGGTATACTGGCCGCTTGTTTCACCAGCCACAGTGAAGTGGTCAATGTTGAACAGGATCGTGCGGAAGCGCAGTGCCGTGGCAACTTTGTCGGCGTAGATGCGGACCACGTTGGTTCCGGCAGCGCCGATGTTCTCCCCGATGTTGGCCTCGCCGCCAGTAGTACCGCCACCGCCGCCGGTGCCGCTGCCGCTGATCACGATGTCGTTGAGATCCCGGACGACGGTAACGCCGTTGATGCCGCGCAGGCCGTAGGTGTTAAGGGTGGTTCCAGTCTTCGGAGCGGCGATGGAGACTGACGCGGTGTTTGCCAAACTGCCCAGCGTGTTGACTTCACCGACTGGCGGTACTGTGATGGTCAGCCGATCGCTGTTTTGCGTCAGAGTTCCGTTGACAACCTGGATGCCGCGGAACTGGTGGGCTCCGCTGGCATTGGCTCCAGCATAAATCAGTCCGGTATCCGCACTCTGCGCCGCCATGTTGACGAGGGTGATGCTCAGGGCAGCAGGTGACGAGAAGCCGTAACTGCCGTCCGCCAGCTTGGTCAGAACCTGCCCGGTCAGAGCGGTGGACGAGTTGAGATCCTTGATGCTGGAGACCGTGATGCTGGCAGCACCCCCTATGCCGCTTCCCAGGTTCTTGGTCATGTCGGCATCGATGTCATAGATCGCCCGGCGGACGATCATGGTGGCCTCAACGTCGTTGGGTCCCGGAACTGCGTACCCTCTGGGCGTAAAGTCGGTGTGCAGGAGATAGTAGACGCCGACTTTTGAAATGCCCTGGTAGGCAGCGCTCAGGACAATCTGGTCCTCCGCCAACACGGCTGCGACGGTATAGGTGACACCCTCGTCCCTGACCGTGAACCAGTGACCGGGTTCGATGCCGGAGGTAACCCAGGTCGTACCAAGACCGAAGATAGTGGCAGAGTTGGTCGTGACCGTCACGGTGCCGGTGCGGTATTGCGCCATAGCCTCAAGGCTCCAGAAGTAGGGAAATCCGCGCGAGGCGCGGCTGTTGGCTCAGACCTGTCTGGCCTTGGGAACGGTGGGCGGCTTGTCACCCAGAACGTCGAGGATTACCTGGGTCTCTGACACGATTTCGGAAATTGCCTGCTGGTGCAATGCCTCTCCAATCCTGATCTTGGCCCCCATGGTGATTTCCTCGATCAGGGCGGAGACGCCCTTCCAGGCTGCGTCCATGGCAACCCACATCGAGGCGAGGTCTACCATAGTGGCGGCGGACAGGCCGGTCTCTGCCGCCAGGTAGGGATATCCGGAGGCGTCCGGCTCTCCCCCGGCATCTATTTCGGCCAGGAAGCGTTGGGCTTCCTCGCGTTTGTCCGCATAGATCTGGTACTTCTCCAGGGTGGCAAAGCGGGCGCGAACCTCATTGGCCTTTTGGTCGATCTCGACCTGCCCCCGATATCTCAAGAGGGCCGTGTTCTTGCTTGCGGTTATCCGGATCAATGGCCGAACTCATAGGAGAAGTCTGTTGAAAAATCGCTGTTTGCCGCGCCGACCGGGGAGATCGCGGTGATCTGGAAGGTAAGCGGCAGAAACGGAAACTTGCTGATCTGGATTGTATAGACGCCGATCGTGTCGGCGGAAAACTCAAATCCGCCGCCGGTGACGGTTTCCGTGACGGTCTCAACTAGGGGGTCAGGATCGTCTATTACGATTGTGCAGGGATCGTGGAGGCCGCTGATCGTGACAAAATCGACGCCGTTGGCGGCGACGGTTGATCTGTCTATCTTATACGGGACAGGCGGCCTTTCCTGGATCTGAGGTATGCCGTCCTGTATTGAGACATAGTGGATTTGCGGATCTGAGGCAACGTCGAGGACACCATAATCGCTGCCGAAGGATGCCAGGGTATTCGCAATGATGACATCCTTGTGAATGGCTTCGCAGGCATGATAGGTCCCGTACTTGATCTCCCCGGTGGATTTCAAGTAAATCGTGAGATTGAACGAAATATCTGTCACTTGCGATATTCCACAGCCAGGATCGTACTGGATAAGATATTGCCTGATGTGGTGCTTACGACCTTGATTGTATGGGAGCTTCCTCCTGCCCAGGCGATCACGAAGTTCATCGGAATGGCATAAGGACCCGTGCCGGTATAGGTATTTGATATCACATTATTGCCATCTAGCGACAGTTGGATCGTATCTGTGCTCTGTGTAAGACCCGGCGTCGTGGTATAGCCACCGAGAATGACGCGAGCTATCGCGTGGATGGCGGTCAAGGTGTTTTGACCGGCGATACCGGTCCCTTGCGGCGTCCAGTTCAATAGTCCACCGCTGTTGGAACTGGCGACCTGGGTTATCGAACTGTTTCCGATGTTCGCCGATCCGGCAACCTCGACACCGAGTCCGTTGGCAGTCAGGATGGCCTTGCCATTCATGTCATAGACATAGAGCCCGTCGAGTTCCTTGGCCGCAGTTTTGTTCGGTCTGCCGATCAGAACTCTTCTGACACCAGCAGGCTTCTGACCGTCATAGAAGGCGAGATGCCGGTATCCATCCCTGGACTCAATCGTAATGAACCCGCCGCCATCGGCCCTGTCACCAACATCGATGTATTTTGAATTGATCATGCCGCTGGAAATGCGGTCTGCCGACAGGTTGGTGATGAAGGCGTTAAGAATAGTGCCGTTAGCAATATGAGCATCGTTGATGACGCCTTGGGAGATCTGGGCCTTCTGCGTGATCAGGTTGGTGGCGCTGAGCTGGGTCGCGGTGATCGAGTTTGCCTGGATGCGGTCCGCCGCGATTGTCCCCGTCCTGATGGTCGATCCATCGATCACGGTTCTGGCGTATGTCATCTTGAGCAAGGCACCGCCAAGATAGGTTCCCAGGACGACTGAGTTGTCCGAGGCCGTCATATTGGCGTCGGTTGTTCCGCTGATGATGCCCGATCCAACCTTCCAGAACAGATAGTCGGTACCACCCTGCCAAGTCCAACTACCCGCAGAAATGCTCTCCGTTGCATGCTGTCCGGCGATAGAACCTGGATACTTGATGGTTCCAGCGGTCCAGATGACGCGTGCCTCTTCCTTGATCGCGGTGAACTCAATGCCAACCAGCTCAACACCGCGGAGACCAATTACGACCTTATTGGCGCTGATGGTTGAGGCCGCGATGTTGCCGCCATCGATCTTGGTCTGGTCCGGCCCGTACAGCATGCTCTGGAGGGTTGTGCCGCCGGACAGGATGATTTTTCCCGGCAGGATCTGGGTGGTGCCTTTGTTGATCATTGCCGCAGGATCGCCGGTCGCCTGGGTAGCCGCAGACAGGGTCTGGCCAGTGCCACCGATAATGACCTCTCCGGACAAGATGCTGCCGGCTACGATCTTTTTGGCGTCAAGGCTTAGGATCTTGGCATCGTCGATGGCGCCATTGGCGATAATGGCGTTGGTAATGCTGAGTTCCTGGTAGTCCGCCTCCTCGACCTTTTTCGTCTTTCCGCCGATGCCACCACTCAGCGAAGCCGGGAAGAAGGCGCTCATGTTCCTCGACCGGTCCACCGCCCTGATCCAGTAGTAGACCTGCTGGCCGCCTGCTAGTCCTTCCCGAATGAAGGTGGTGCCGGTCGCATTGCCGATATAGACAGCCTGAGAGCGGTCGTTGGCCGGAGCCTCATGGATTTCCATGTGACTGAAATCTGGATCTGGATGCTGAGACCACTTGAGCCAGATCGACTTGAAGGTTGGCGTAATGATCAGATCGGTTGGGGCAGATGGCGGTGTGTCGTCTGCCGCGACGAGGTGGCTGACCTCAGCACTATAGCTAGAAGCGTTGGACTCCTTGTCGTGGGAAGCCAAGCGCACCCGGTAGGTAGTTCCGGCCTGAACGATCCAGGTGTAGCGCGTCTTGTTGGTCTGGTAGTACAGGAAGTTTCCACCTTCCTCTGCGATCTCGACCGCGTATCCCGTCAGGTCCCCTTCCGTGTTAGCAGTCCAGGTCGCTTCCAGTTCGTAGAATTTGGTGCCGTCCTCTGCGGTCTTGACGCTATCCGTCAGGGACAGGCCGGTCGGAACAGCGGGCGGCAGGAAGTCGGCTGGGGCAACACCGACAGACCTGACCTTGATCTCTGCGGAAAGATTGAGGTTGGTCTTACCAAAGCTGTCATAGGCGGCGACCTGTACAAAGCGGTCCACCTCGACCGGTGTCTGGATCACGATGAAGCGGTTTGGACCGTCATAGACGACGGTTTCCGGCCCTGCCTTGACGCCGGATTTGTCGCTCATGTAGACCAGGGTGCCTTCCCAGTCCAAGTCCTTCGGTTCATCGAACTTGATCATGATCGAGCCGAAACCGCCCATCACCTCCAGGCCGGTAACGGCAGCGGGGGCCGGGTTCTGTACCTCGATCGCAGCGGGCAGGCTGTAATTGCCCCAGCGGTCGCGCATCACCACTTCGAACTTGAAGGCACGGTGGGGACCGCCGGGAGCCTGGCTGTTGACGTCGAACGAGAACATGTAGCGGTTGATCGGCGTGTGGTCGACGAAGACCAGGACGTTCTTGGTATTGTAGACACGGATTTCGTAGTCCCGGAACACACTGTCCAGGAAACCGGCGCCGACCGCCGGTTCCGCGCCGATATCGTAGGCCCCGCTCAGGCCAGTGCCGCGCCAGACAAAGACCGGGTCACGGCCCTTGAAGTCGTGATCGTTACCTTGGTTTTCAATTTCCAGGCCGGTCGGCCGGATCAGGGTGATCGGGGAGTTGTCCGGGATGAAGATATCTAGGATGGCCGGACGGCTCTCAACCTGGGCCAGATTGACGGCCTGGACGTGGAAGGTGAAGGTCCCGGAGGTTTCACCGTAGATCGTGTGCGTAGAACCGCTGACATCGGCAATGGATTGGAAATTGCCGTTGTTGCGCCTGTAGCGGATCGTGTAGCTCTTGACGTAGGCGTCCGGGCTGGGGTCCCAGGACAGTTGCAGGGCGGTAGTAAAGCCGCCGGAGGTGTTGACGTATTGCCGATCGACCCGGACGTTGGCAGGCGGCTGGACGATGCCGGGGTTGGGAAGCTTGGAGACCGGCGGCAGCTTGATGTTGATGCCACGCTCGACCCTGGCGTAGATTGTCGGATCGTAGGGTACGGCGGCGATGGTGTATTCCAGGTCGCCATCGTCGGAAACGCCCATGACGCGGAACTGGCGCGGCCTGAGGTCGCTAACCTCCAGGACCCAGGAAGCTTCCGGCATAGGGGACAGCGCCAGGGCCTTGTCGAAGGAAACGCTGCGGGTGGTGCCGGGAGAGGTGGTGACCTTGGCCTGGGCCACGGTGCCGTCTGGCAGCGTGACGTGCAGCGTATAGCCCTTGCCGCCCTGGATGGTGATATCACGGTCGAGCACGGCGCCAGAGGTAGAGGCGCTGACGATACGCCCTCCCAGGTCTGCCCCAACAATGCTCTTTTCCGTCATGACAATGACGTCGCCGGGCTGGGCGTGCAGGTGGTCTATGCTCGCCTTATAGGTAAGGGTGTCCCCCAGCTTGCCGGTCTCTATGTACCACTTACCAAGCCTCTTTGCCTGACCCTTCGACTTACACGCGAAAGCGGTAATACTTTCTGGTTGCCAGCCATATTTCTTGATGAGGTCGAAGTCTTCGTAGATCTCCATGTTGGGCCGGTCAAGATCGTCTGGGTCGAGATAGCTGACCAGGGCCACGGTCTTGATGGCGCGGACCGCCGGACCGGAGAACTCGAAGCCGCCGATTGTCTGGCTGGCGGTGACGGCGAACAGGGGATCTCTGGGAGCGTCGGCCACGACGGTGACGGCACCGGCGGCCCAATAGGCCATGGCTCTGAATGACGAGGCCAACGCGTTAATAATCGCGTAGGCTTCCTGGCGGGTGTTGTGATTGAAGTGCGCTTCGAAGCGCGGCTCCAGGATGTCTGAGCCGTCCGGGTTCTTGTAGCCGCTGGGAACCTTCTCGTCGCAGTACCGGCCGCAGGCGTAGATGGCGCCGCTGTCGACGGCGCTTTCCGGTAGGTCGCATCCGGCGCGGTGGGTCAGCAGGGCTCGGAACAGGTATGCTGGATTGGACGTGAAGGCGTTCTTCCAGGCTCCGTTCCATACCCCGTTGTAGGTCCGGCTGATTGGATCGTAGTTGGATGGCACCTTGACGATCCAGGTATCCCAGCGGCTGGTGACGGTTGGCATCGAACTGCCAAACAGCTTGCCGTCGAAGGTCAGGGCCAGCAGGGCGGAGTTTGGATACCGCATCTTGCGGTCGATGATCTCGGTATAGGAGGACCATGACATCCCGTTGTTCAGGCTGGAACGGTCGCTGTCTGGCGTCATGCGCTCAACCATGACATCCCAGGGACCTTCTCCGGGAAGGCCGAGGCGGTACTGTTCCTCGTAGGTACTGACCGTCTTGCCGATGATGGCGATCGGGTATTCCGCTTCCCAGAAGGAACGGCCCTGCCTACGAATGCGGATCACGAAGTCTAGGCGGGTGCCCCTGGCGTCACCAGTCTTGACGTTTTGGTCAACCAAGGCCGGGGTTGAGATAACGACCCGGATAGCATTGGCATTGACGTTGGTGATCGAGCGTATGGCCGGACTGGAACGCTTGATTTCGACCGGCAGGCCAACATCACCGGAGTGTGTATTCTCGACCGCCGGGAAACCCTCGATCCAGGACTGGTCCGGGGTTCCCACCCGATAGTCCCACGTGACACCCTGGAAGTTCAGCGTGCCGTCCGCATTCATCAGCGGTGTGTCGTTGAGGAAGATGTTCTTGGCACCGTTGGCATAGCCACCGACGATCCCCTGAAACGGCCCTTCTCCCAGGCAATAGAGAATACGCCCGGTGGCGCGACTCTGTAGGGTGTTTGGGTCTTCAACCGGAGGCGGTGGAGACTTTGGTGTGTCGCCACCCTTGGCCCCATGGGCACGGGAGACATGGAGCGTGCCAGGCTTGAGTTCGTCCGTGATGCTCATACCGGTATTTTCTCGACCGTGACGCCAGCGCTGATGACAATACCGCCGAGGATGTTACGGCCGCCGCAGATCGGGACCGGGTGGCCCTGTTCAACCACGTTGACGGCACCGCCCAGCAGAAAGCTGGGACGATCCTCCGGCCTCTCCTTCTGGCTCATGTCCGGCGACTTGGGCGTGGGCGTCAGCAGCATGGCGATGCCGCTCAACGCCATGGAGGCACCGATCATGGCAACAGAGCCCCACCCGGCGGCTCCCATGCCCAGGGCCGTGCCGGTGGCCCCCAGGGCGAAGCCGCCGGTTGCCACGGCCGCCACCGCCAGGATAGCCACACCGATGATGATCTTGCCAGTGCCTCCCTTGGCGCCGCTAATGGTCGGGATGATGTGGATAGAGTCCTTCTCCGGGAAGATCATGGGCAGTTCCTTCTCTTCCAGGTGCCGCCCCTTCCGGCGCGAGCCGACGATCACCCGGTAGCTGCCCTTGGCGATGAAGGCCGGGAAGTCCGGGAAGTTGGCGACGAGCAGGCGCACCGCCTCTGCCGTGCTCTGGCAGTAGAATTCGAAGGGACCACCAAAATTTTCCCTAAGGTTGCCATGTAAAAATACTTTTCTCGGCATAGTTGCACCTCAGAAATAGCTGGACAGTTCGATGGGCGGCAGCGGCGGCAGGCCCTCGAAGCTGCCGTGCCGCAGTGCCTGGACGGCGTAGGGGCGCCAGCGGCCGATCGGCTCACGGACGCTGAGCATCTGCTGCGGGTGGTGGTACATCAGGCCGTCGTCGAGGATGATCACGGCATGGTTGGGAACCGGTGAGCGCAGTTGAGCTAGAACCACGTCTCCCGGTGCCACCTCGTCCATCTCTATCTTGATGAATCCGGCCTTCTCGAAGTTGTCCTCGTAGAGGTTCCCACCGTCGCGCCACCAGTTCCAGTCGCGCGGGCAGTCCGGCAGCTTGATGCCGTAGATCTGCCAGTAGAAGCTCAGGATGGCGTTGCAGCAGTCGGTCACCTGAGGGATGAACTTGCGGCCAAGCAGGGGGGTATCCAGGACGAAGTCACCCCAGTAGATCGGGTCCTCGGCTACGCGGTTGATCACGCCGATCAGTCCCCAGGTGCATTTGGTCGCGATCTGCTGCTCCATGTCTGTCTTGGACGGACCGATCAACGGGGCCTCAATCTCACCCTTGCCGTAGCACTCTGAATGGATGATGGCGGACACCTTGCAGTTGCCGTCATCATCCAGTGTTGCATACTGGAAGTCGTCCTCCTCGGACAGACAGAATGTCTCTGTGGGGGTAGTTGAGACATTTTTTAGCGGTATATACTCACCATCTAAGGTTATAACGCCGACACACTCGTTCGGGTACTCTGACTCTGCATGACGCATGGCCGCAGTGGAAGCGGCGGGGAACATTTCGGGCATCAGGGGGTCCTGAACTGTGGCAGGCGGCGGAAAACGCGGCCAAGTTTGGCAAATCTTCTCAAGGTTTTTCTCCAGGAGATTTGCGAAACTTGAAACGCTAAGTGATTGAAATTCCTCAATTCACCAAAAGCTACAGCTTTCTGTTAGCTTTCTCTCAGCTTAAGCACTTAAACTTAAACGTAAGTAAGAAAGAAAGTAACCCCCCCTTAATCCCCCTCCAGGGGGAAAATTGTAAGGAGAGGTGTTGACAATTAAACAATGATGCTCCATGTTTAACCTATGTTGAACGCAACCCGTATCCGCCTCCACCCAACTCCTGCACAGCAGCAAAAACTTGCTGTGCAGTTCGGCTGTGCAAGGTGGGTATGGAACAACGCTCTCGATCTGACGCAGCAGACCTACCGGGAAACAGGCAAAGGGCTTGGCTATCATGCGCTGAATCTTCGACTCCCTGACTTGAAGAAAGAGTTTGAGTGGCTGAAAGATGCGGATAGCCAAGCGCTTCAAATGTCTTTGATGAATCTGTCCGCATCGTTTGATAACTTCTTCGCCAAGAGGGCAAAGTACCCTCGCTTCAAGTCGAAGCACGGTCGTCAGTCTATCCAATATCCGCAGCGGGTGAAACTGGACGGAAACCGCATCTATCTGCCGAAGGTTGGTTGGGTGAAGTGCATCGTTCATCGTGAGATCTTGGGCAAGATCAAGACGGTGACGATCAGCCGGAACGCCTGCGGTCAGTTTCATGCGGCTGTCCTGACTGATGACGCCATGCCCCTTCCGTCCGTCAGCACCGAAGGCAATGCCCTCGGTATCGATGTTGGGTTGATCGATCTGGCGGTGACCAGCGACGGTTCCAAGTTCGCCAACCCCCGCCACATCAAGGCGGCGGAACGCAACCTGAAGCGCAAACAGCGCAAGCTGGCGCGCAAAGTGAAAGGCTCCAATAGCCGGGCCAAGGCACGCCGCCTTGTCGCCCGCGCCCATCAACGTGTCTCTGATGCGCGGCGCGATCATCTACACAAAGTCTCCCGCAAGTTGGTCAACGAAAACCAAATGATCGTTGTGGAAGACCTGCATGTGAAGGGCATGGTGAAGAACCCCAATCTGGCGAAGGCGATTTCCGACGCTGGATGGGGAACGCTAACCCGCTTCATCGAATACAAGTGCGAGCGTGAGGGGAAAGCCTTCATCAAAACCAACCGCTGGTTCCCATCCAGCAAGGCGTGTTCCGCGTGCGGACACGTTTGTGACAGGATGGGTTTGGAGGTTCGGCATTGGACCTGCTCTCACTGCGGCGCTTCGCATGATCGGGACGTGAACGCCGCGAAGAATATCCGCGACGAAGGATTGCGTATGTTGGCCTCGGGAACCGGGGCTTCTGCCAGTCGAGGGACGATAAGTCGGAGAAAGAAGCTAGCTTCTAGATCCGCACGTGCCAATGAAGCTGGAAGCCCATCCCTTTAGGGGTGGGAGTGTTCACCTTAAGCACTTAAACTTGCTTCCGGTATCTCCAGATGGTCCGAAGCAAAACGACGTAAAGTACGATAACGATCTTGAACAGCATATCCAATCAACTTCTGCCCATCCCAATTCCCGGAAACGCGCCCATGGGAAGTGGAGCGAACTGACCAAAGCGTAAGATACAATCTTCAATTCCCTTCCCGCACTTGTCGAGAGCAGGATTGCTTACCTTTACACCATCCTCGTTGTAATAAGAGTTTCCAGCGAAAGGGCAGGTTGCTCTCGAATAATCAAACTTACTACCATTCCAGGTACGATACCGCCACATGCAAACACGTTGTGTTGCTGGGCGTCTTGGCACCATATCCCCCCAGAGATCGAGCCCCGTGGACAACTCCCACTCGATAATGCCGGTCGAGGTGTTATGCCGGGTCTTGCGCTGGATCATGTAGATTTCGGGTGGGAAGTAGCTGTCGTAGGGGGTGGCGCCGTTGTCCAGGTTATCTTCGTAGACCTGCCAGCGGGTAACGCGGGCGCGGCGCAGGTCATCCAGGGAGATGATGCTGGCGATGATAAGCTGGGTGGCGGGCATGGACAGGGTTGGGGTCGGCTGTTCTCCGCGTCCCTGCTTCTCGAAGCCGCTGGCGGTGATTGGCAAGGGCTCGTAGGTAACGCCTTTCCAGACTGGCTTTTTGCTTCCCAAAACACCGGGGGTAAAGTGGTAAACGCCGCCGCCAAGTTCGGACATGTTGATGTCGAAAAGATCGATCAGCGTTCCGGGCGTGAGTTGTTGGGAACGGGCAAGAGGTGCTGGCATTTTTAAAGTATTTCCTCGATCTTACGTGTCATCCCACGATGTCCACGACTTCCTGGAAGCTCAGGGTCATTCGGTCGTGCGTCCGGCTGATGGCCTCCCGCGTCCATCTTTTGCAGATGAACTTCTTCGGCGTCGTATGGCGAGGCGGAAGCCACCAGAACCAATCGACGCCACCATGAAGGGCCAGGAATCCCTCGACTATATTGGCGTTCTGGATCGTAATGGCATTAATCGGGATCTCCCAGGTCTGGAGGTCCGCGTTCATGCCGCGCTTCATGCGCAGGCTGTATCCGTTGTCGTCGAAGCGGATTTCCGTGATGCGGGGTTCACGGGTTTGAGTCGGCGCGTAGGAGACCTCCGCGACGTTGAACGTCTGTGCCATTGGTTAGAACCCGGACTGATTGCGAATGCCACCCGGCCGGAAGGCGCGGTTGATCCGTTCATCGACCATGCCCTGCATCTCCCGGACGATGCCCTTGCCGAATTTTTGTCCCTGCTCCTCCGTGGCTCCCTGAGGCTGCGTAACGTTGATGGTGGGAGACAGGACCACGGTGTTGCTGTTTGCGGCGCCAGCGGGTGCCAGACTGGCCATTTGGGCGGGTGTGAAAACGCCTTCGTCCCGCTTGAGGATCGCAGGCATCTCCCCGGCTTTGAGGGCTGGTTCCTTCGCCGCTCCCGGCTTGCCTGTATGGAACCGGGGGGCCGTGGAGAAGGTCGAGCTTGGCACGGATCTGATGGGGGCCGTATCCTGTCCCACGATGCCACCGGTGTGGAACGGCATGCCGCCACCCATTGCCATGCCACCGGCCATCGCGCCACCACCAGCCATGGCACCACCCATGAACATGCTATTCAGACCCATGGCGAGCGGGATGGTGATGGCCTGGCGGACAGCCATACGAGCAAGATCCGCCGCGATGGATTTTGCCATCGAGGCAAAGGCTTCCTTGACGCCCTTGGTCCCGGTGATGATGTCCACCAAGGCATCCTCGAACGACATCAAACCGTCATGGGACAGGGAGCGCATCTGTTCGTTAAGCGTCAGGCCGCTGTCGGCAAGGCCACGCAGGGAGTCGTTCTGGCGGTTGAGTTGGTCCGTGGCAACAGCCGTATCACCGGCCAACTGGATCATCTTCTGACTATACTCGTCGGTGGCCGCCCCGTTCTGCTCAATCAGTTGGGCTTCCATCTGGAGTTCGGCGCTGCGCCGGACATAGGCTTCACCGAGCAGGCTGAGGGCACCCGTCTGGTTCTCGATGGCAACGATGCCGCGCTCTGAGCTGCCGATGGCCCGTTCCTGGGCATCGCTGTATTCGGCTATCGCCCGATTACCGCCACTCTCCACGAAGGCATCTGCTCCCTTGGTGTTGCGCGGAGTTCCCTGAGAGCGCAGTTCCTGTTCCGCCTGAAGCTCTCCCAGCCTGCGGATGCGCTCAACGCCGACCAGCTTGAGGGCTTCACGCTCCTCGTTGAGTTCATCAATGGTATCCCGGTTGGCGCGGGTGCCTTGGGCAATCTCCTTCTCCTGGTTGGCCCTGAGGCGCGCCGCCATCAGTTCTTCCAGGCTTCTGATGGCTTCATCGTTACCGACGACACCAAGCTCGATGGCCCGCTGCCTGGCCTCCTGAGCGAGGGCTTCCATGTTGGCTGCTTCGGCACTCTTGAGTTCTGCCTGCGCCATCGCCTCGATCTGGCTGATCTCATCCCGCAGATCCATCTTGGCACCCTCGAAGGCGGAGGCCGTCTTGGCGTCGTACAACGTGCCGATCAGTTCTTCCAGCTTGGCCTTCTGCCCGGCCGTCAGCTTCTCGGACAGGGCATGGACCTGGTTCATAATGGCCTGCTTGCGGGTCTGGTTCTCGACCGCCGCGGCACCTTCGTTCTGGGCCGAGGCCAGTTCCCGCTCAGCCGTGATACTTTCGGACAGTTCCCGAAGCTTTTCTCCGTAGATGTCCTGTGGCCCGGCGCGGCCGACCCGATTGCCCTGATTAATCTTGAACTGCTCGACCGATTCCCGCCCCTTCAGGGCGACGTATTGCTTGTCCTCTTCGGACAGATCCTTCATCTCGACATTGCCGAGCTTGCTGCGCAGTTCGATCAGCCCTCTGAGTTCACCCGCCTCCTTGGCCTTTTTCTCGGAGCGACCGCGCTCCAGGGCCGCCAGCTTACCCATGGTATCGACCTGGAGTTCCAGGGCGGCGTTCTCCCGCTTGCGCTCCTCCGTGGTCTTGGCGACCTCCTGGCGGGCACCGGCCTGAATAGTCGCCTGAACCTCGGCGTTGAACTTAGTTGGCCTCTCGTCATCTGGATTGATGCCTTTGGCCCGGAGGTTCTCTGTTTCCTGGAGAGCGCCGAGAAGGGCGATGCGCGGCGTTCCGGCTTCGTTGACCAGGACATTCGTCCGGCGCTGCTCATCCTGGATATTCTGATCAATCTCGGCACGCCGGGCTGACAGCATCTCAGATTTGGCGGCCTCATCATGGGCCTGGGCCAGCCTGAAGATTTCGTCTGCCGCAGCTCCGCTGATGCGGATACCGGCTTCCACGGCCTTGTTACGGGCTTCCTGGGCTATCCGCTCGGTGTTGGCGGCATCACCGCCCCGGTTGTGGGCACTGGACAGGGCATCCAGGTCCGCAATCGACTGACGCATCTCCTGGAGGACCGGACCGGCGGCGACCTGCTCCTTGACGTCGCGCAGTTCCTGGTACTTGGCCTTGAGCTGTTCCAGGCCCTCTGCGCTGACCTTGCCGTCGAATTCCTTGATCTTGGAGGCCATCTCCAGTTCGGACTTGATCTCGGCGGCAGCGGCGGCACTGCGGGTGAAGGCTTCCGCCAGCTTTTGTTGCTCCGAGATCAACCGTTCGACTTCCGCCAGGGACTTGCGCAGGTTGTCGGCCATCGGGGTGTCGTTGATGGCGCTCTGCGTTCCGGCATTGGTCATCCCGCCGGTAAAGCCGGTTTGGCCGACCATCAGGGCACGTTGGGCCGCGCGTTCCCTCTGGCGGGCAAGCTCCATCTCCCGCTTCTGCTTCTCGATGCTTTCTCCGGCGCCCATGCCGAACATACTGGCGATATCGGTTCCGAGACCGCCAAACTCGGCGCCGAGGCCGGTGGCGGCCATGGCTTCTTCGTACTTGCTGAGTTCCTTGGCCTTCTTGATGTTGTCGTCGTAGCGCTTCTGTTCTTCCCTGGCTCGGTCCCGGATGGCGGTGATGGCGGCACGGTGCTCGGCGATCTCTTCCTTGTTGCCAGATGGTGTTGCCTTAAGCTTCTCCTGGAGGGACTTCAGCTCCTTCATCGCCTGATTGTGTTCAAGCTGGGCCTTGGTCGCCTGGCTCACCGACTTACTGTAGACATAGATCGCAGCCGCTCCGGCCAGCGCCACGGAGGCCAGTGCGAACAGCGGATTGAGCATCATGAAGCGGGCGAGCAGGGCGAACTGGACGGCAAGCTCTCCGACCGCCGCCGCAATGCCCATGACCCAGCGCGTCACGCCGATACCGACCAGGCCGATGAACGCCGCCTTGGTCAATTCTGCATTCTCGACCAGCAGCTTGAAGCCTCCGATCAAGGTATCCACGGCACTCTTGAGCGCCCCTCCGAGCTGGTTGGCGGTTTCCTTGCCGATATCGCTTTTGAGGAAAGTCGAAAGCTCGTCCGCGCCGTCCGCCAGGGCCTTGAGGAAGCCGCCATTGGCAATGGTGGCCTTGATCTCGAACAGGGCGTTGTTGAAGCGCGTGAAGGCAGCAGTAGCAGTATCGACCTTATCTCCGGCAATCGCAAAATCACCCCGGATGGCATCACCAAAAACGGCGAATAGACGGTCGGCGCTGACCGCACCATTCGCCATCGCTGTGCCAAGTTCTTGAGCACTCATACCAAGTGACTTGGCGGCAATGGCGAATGCACCTGGAAGTTGTTCCGCGAGCTGACCTTTCAGCTCTTCGGACATTATTTGCCCTTTTGAGGCAAATTGTTCTAAAGCTTTAAAGGCTCGTCCGGCCTGTTCCGGACTTCTGCCGAGCAGGGCCATGGCCTGGGCGACGGCGAAGAAACTGTCCTTGGCCTTGTCAGCATCGACATTGCCGCCCTTGATGGCTGCCGTGAAGTTGACGTATTCCTTGCCGGTGTGCTGGAGGTCCACACCAAGGCGATCCGTTTCGGTGCGCAGCCGCTCCATCTCGACCTTGCCCTGCGCGCTGGAGCCGGTGGCGACGTCGAGGCCCTTCTGTAGGTTCTCCATCTCCATGCCTGCCTTGGCGATGCTCTGTCCGACCGCAACGATACCGATCCCGGCGATCATGCCGTTCATGCTGGTGAACGAGGCGCCAACCTTGCCGAAGGCTTCTGACAGCTTCTGCGCGTGCTTGACCGCCAGGCTGGTATCGAAGACTGGCATTGCCAACCGGGACAGCTTCTTCATCGACTGTTCTATGGCGACAGAGGCGTCATAGGTCGATGCCCTGGAAGTGGCCAGCCGCTGGGTTACCTGCCTCCGGGTTTCCGGCATCGGGCCAACGAATGCTGGGGAACTGGGCGGTGCCACCATGGACCGGCGTTGCTGCTCTGCACGCGCGGTCTGGGACTGGGCCTGTCGAGAAGCACGGTCCCTGGCCCGGTTCTCCGCTTCTGCCCGAATAGCCGGGGCCGCCGTCTGGGCCGCGGTCGGTCCGCTGGCGGGTGCCCGCGTGGTGGTGACGCCCCGCTTGGCTCCCAGCTTGTCAAGCGCTCCCTGAGTCCGCTCAGCCTTGTCGGCAAGCTTCCCCAGCGCCGCTTCCAGGGCCGTGATGCCGGAAAGGGCCTTAGAGCCATCGACCAGAAGCTGAAGATGGGCGTCTCTCTCTGTCATGCGGGCGGCACCTCAGGGGACTTGTCTCTATCGCCGAAACGCTCTCCGGGAACCTTCCCGGCTGGGAACTGGAGCAGCGCGTTCATCAGGTTGCGGCTCATCTCGGGGTCCGGCCCGGCTGCCGTCTCAACGGCTTCCTTGGCTTTGACCTCGATCTGGCGGGATTTGCGGTAGGGCGCCAGCATCTCGGACAGGCGGGGCATGTCCTTGACGCGGCTGAAGTAGCCGACATGCCAGGCGGTGTGCATGAAAAGCTCATTCTCATCGAGCCGGATTTCGTTATAGGCTTCGACGCAGAGCCGGGTCTCGAAGGGGGTCTGTTCCCAGAATGCGGCAGTCGGGACACCGGCCCGGTAAGCCGTCCTGAGGACGCCACTCACCCCTTTGTCGCCGCCTTCCTGGGAGGGTTTTCCGCTTCAGGCTCCTTCTGCTCCTTCTCCGGAGGCAGCTTGGCGCCGAACCAAGAGTAGTTGATCATGTCAGAGACCTTCTCGATCGCAGGCTCGATCGCCGGAGCCTCGTCCATGATCCTGTCCGGCGTCATGTCGTCATGGCCATGCAGACAGATCGAGATGATAGTCGCCAGCGTCTTGACGTCCATCAGGTCGTAGCCATCGGGATAGAGTTCCCTGATCTGGGCGATACCATGCCAGTTCAGGCGCATGACGTAGGTGGCGCCGCCGATCTCGATCGGAACGGTGCCACGGACAGGGTTGTCCGTCTTGTCGGGCAAGGTTTGTCCCTCAGGA